CTTGTCGCGCGCAGACCCAGCATTTCATGGCGGTCTTTCATCACTGCGCCCAGGAAGGCTTGCCAGTCACGGCTGCTGGTGCCGACACCTGTGCAGTTGTGGGCGAATAGGCGGGCGCATAAGTCGATGCTGCGGGCGCCGCAATGCGAGGTGCCGCCTGCGCTGACGTGCCTGACTGGCCACCGCCGGATGCCTTATGCAGTGAGGCCGACCACTGGCCATAGTCCTTGTGATCGGGCTCGACCACCGTCTTGATCACGTTGCGGTCGTCGCCACGATTGTCTTTTTCCACGTCCACGTGCACCACAAACTCGATGCCATCCAGGTCGGAGAAGCCGTTGATGCGCCGGGCTGCCGCTGCTGGCGCCGAGTTGTCCTGGGGCAGCACATTGCGGGCGCTGTTGAGCGCGGCGCGGATGAAGGTGCGCCCCATCTGTCCCCAGGTCGGCCCTTTCTGCGAGAACAGGCCAACGTTTGACCACATCTTGCGTTTGGCAAAGGGGCCAGCCGTGACAATGAATTCACCAGCCAGGTACACCGCGCCGGTCTCGAACGACTGAGTGGCGTAACCGCCAGTCCAGCCCTGGGAGTGATCGTCATGGCCGCCAGGCTTGATGGTCATGCGAACCGGTACCACGGTGCCTTTGGGGATCAGATCGAAGCCCGATTGCTGTGACTCAGCGTCGTTGAAATCCGCCCAGTTGGCAGGGTCGGAAGCGTAGTTTGCGTTCATGTTTTTTCCAAAAAATCAGGTTTTGAGATGCGTTGGGCCCACCTGCTGGCAAAACTGCCGCAGGTTTGTTCCCGGTTGGGGTAGTGAGAGGTGGTGGTTTGGGCTGCCCCGTCAGGGCGCGGCGGTGGTGGCTGTGGTGGCTGTGGTGGCTGTCGCGGGGGGCTGGCCCAGGCACTTGGCGATCAGTCGGCCCAGGTGGGGCTCCTCGATCGCATCCAGCCGACCACTACGGTCTTTGCTTGGGTAACCAAAAGCGTTGTCGGCCTGGGTCACGAGCCCCCGGTACGGCGTGCCGTCGTCGGTTTTGAGGATGGCCAGGGTCAGGACCAGGTCCAAGATGCCGGGAAGCTCAATGGCGGTCTTACTGCCTTCTAGCTGCAGTTGATAAAACCGACGATTGAAGTCGTCGGTCTTTTCCTCCAGGATGGCCACAAAGACGACATGCTTGTCACGCACATGCTGCAGGTGAGTGAGTGCAGTGATCATTTCCTGACCCAAGAGTCCGTACGCACCCCGGTTGTCAGGCTTGCCAGTTTTTTCACTGAAGGCCTGTGGCTGGTTTTTGCACCAGGAAAAGCACAGGCGTGACAGCACGGTCAGTGAATCAACGAAGTAGCACTCGTACTTGGCCAGCTGCGCCGGATCTCCATACTTGGTGCAGACGTGATCAAAGTGCGCCTGTGAGAAGGCCTGGTCGGCGTTGGCGGTGGGCATGGGCCCGGCCAGGAACACCACGAGGTCGCGGAATTCCGGCCAGGTACGTGGCCGCACCGTGTCGCCACTCCAGTCTTTGACTGACAAGTCACCGGCCTCCAGATCAACGAACAGTGTCGACTGCGCTGGCAGGGTTTTGATCTGCGAGGTTTTGCCCACCCCGGGAAAGCCGACCAGACAGATTTTGGCGCTGTGGCGCTCCTTGAGCCGCTCTTCGGCGGAGATGATGGGCAGTCCCATTACGCCACCTCACGCATCTGTTCGGCAACTGCCGGATTCCAGAGAATCTGGTAGCCGGAGTGACCATTGCGCGAAAACGGCAGCGCCTCCGCCCAAGTCTTGCCCGATTCGGCGAGCTCCCACTCATCACGATCGTTTTTGAACTGGAAACCCAGAGACTGAAGGCGTTGGTTCACACCGCGCGCAGACATTCCTGCCAGTTCACCAAGCTGTGTGGAATTGAGGCTGCAGATGGGCTCGTTGGCAGCAGGCAGCACCTTGCGCAAGGACTCCAAGGCCAGCCCGGTGTTCTCATGGATCGAGGTCAAAACGGCCGCCATGGCAATGCCAGGCTTCACACCAGGAACTCGGGCAATGGCCTCGCCGATGGACAGAATGGCGTTGACGCGGTCATGAGTAACTGACGGCACTGTTGCCACTGACGTTGCCGACGCGGCTGGCGCATAAGTGCCGGTTTTGCGAATCGCGGGCAAGACCTCATGGGTGACCCAGCGTTTGAAGCGTTTAGCAGCCTCTTTGGAGCTTCCAAGAATGAGCGCATATAAGCCGCACTCGTTGACGTGATTGGCACGCTGGGCTCGGCCCATGCTGTCGATGGCCTCCATTTTCTGGAGGTCATCTCCATCAACGTGGGTTTTGAGTGCCTGAGACGGATTACCCAATTCAAGCAGCTGGCAGACGTCACTGGCATTGAACCAGGGCTGGCCAGCAGCATCCATGTTCACGCGCAGGGCGTGCGATTCAAATTCAAACGGGATTAAGTTCGACATGGTCAAACTCCTTCTTCATGGTTGAGTGAAAGACGGAAAGTGGCTTTACCAGCCTTGACGGTGCGGGCCGCAGAAAACTGCTCCCTGAGCGCCGGCGGCCAGTTGGTGTAGCGGGACTCTGAAACGGAGAAATCAATGTCCATGTAGTCCTGCATACGGTCACCGGCGGCGGTGATACGGTCTGCGATTTCGGCCAGCTTCTTCTGATCCCAACTGACCCGTTTGGGCAATTCCAGGGTGATTTCCAGGTGCCCATCAGCGATGTGGGCGGTGCCGAAGTCACGTCCGGATTCAAGCAGCGCGGCTCTGGCCTTGTCGCCGTAGCACTGCTCCAAAGCGGTGTCGAACTTGGTGCGGGCCTGTTTGAGCCAGGTGCTGGCTTGCGTCAGATTGACGTCGACTTCACACTTTTGGGCGTGGGTCAGATTAGCGAGTTGGGACACCGACATCTCTGCCAGTTGCTCGGGGAAAACGGTGAGGGTTTGATCTGCCATGACGACGCTCCTTACTGGTAAGCTTTGGAGAACGTCGAGAAGCGCGAGACTTTGCGCTCGTAGGCTTCGACTTCGTTGATCAGGTACGTGACCCGGGCACCCATCTTGCAAAAGATCGGGCCCAGCTGGGTTTGACGCCACCTGCGTAGCGTCTTGACGGAGAGCCCCCAGCGGGTGGCGAGCTCGTTCTCGTCGAGGGCGATGCGCGTGGCACCGTATGGGTGGGATCGATCTGGATATCGTCCGGATTGAACAGAAAGGGCTTGGTTTTGCATGAGGAACACTCCTTTGGTTGGGGTGTTCCTATTGAAATTCCCAGGACTTTGGGCTTGTACGAGTGTTTTTTCGGCTTTGGCTCGAGCTGTGTCCGATTACCGCTTGCCCTCCTTGCCGTTAACTTTTTGAAATTGCTGAATTTTTTCTGCCGTTTCGGTTATTTCGTTTTCGTTTATTTCGTTTATACTCTCAACTGTTCTAATTTTTAGCCCATGAGGAGAACGCGATGAACGCTCCCGCCATACCCAAAAGCCTACCTTCACAAGAGGACGTCGCACTTGCCCGGGAGTCGGGCCGTGCGCTGTCGACCGTGCTACTTACACGCGCCGACACCCAGCAGATCGACTTTCACGACGACAAGGGTGCAGTACGCACCGTGCGTATCCCGACCTCGGCGCTACGCCTGCTGTTGGAAGTCCTGACCGAAATCGGCCAGGGTAACGCGGTGTCGATCATTCCGATCCACGCTGAACTGACGACCCAGGAGGCCGCCGACGTGCTCAACGTTTCGCGCCCCTTCCTTGTCCAGTTGCTGGAAAAAGGCGACATGCCGTTCCACAAGATCGGCACGCATCGCCGTGTGCGTTACCAGGACGTGATCGCCTACAAGAAGCGCATCGATGCCGAGCGCCGCAAGGCCTTAGACGAACTGGCCGCGCTGTCGCAGGCACTCGGCATGGGGTATTGAGGGAATGAGTTCGCATTTCACCGTCGTCTATGACGCCTGCGTGCTCTATCCGGCACCTCTGCGCGATCTGCTGATGCATCTGGCGCTCTCAGATCTGTACCGGGCGCGCTGGAGCGACATGATCCATGACGAGTGGACACGCAACGTGCTAGCCAGTCGCCCCGACTTGACCACAGCGCAGTTGCGTCGGACCCGTGATTTGATGAACTCGAACGTGCGTGATTGCTTGGTGACTGGCTTCGAGCATCTGATTGCGGCGATCAACTTGCCCGATCCCGATGACCGGCACGTGGTGGCCGCCGCCATTCACTCCGGTGCCAGCCTGATCGTGACCTTCAACCTCAAAGACTTCCCGGCTGAGGCGCTCAAACCCGACAACCTCGCGGCCCAGCACCCGGACGATTTCATCGTCGATCTTCTGGATCTACAACCGGCTGGTGTGCTGGAGGCGGTGGCCAGTCATCGGCGGTCATTGAAGAATCCGCCCAAGACGGCGGACGAATACTTGGACACCCTGTTGGCACAGGGTTTGACTCAATCGGTGGCGGTCATGCGCCAATGGACTGTGGCCATATAAACGGCCATCAACTGACATTTTGGAAGACTGTATGGGCAAAAAGACCCTCATCAACGCACACTGTTTGCTGGAACTGATTGAAAACGCACCTACCTCGGTCATCAAGACCTTCTGTGCTGTTGCCGAGTGCCAAGCTATCGAGCGCGGCTTTGACTGGTCGCAACATGATTCTGCGATTCATCCCGCACTGCTGGAACACGTCAAGCACCTGCGCAAGGAGCAGCGCGACCCTGCCGAGCGTGAGGCGCTTCGAATTCTTCGGCTCGCATCACCTCGCGGATCGACCATCCTAGCCGCCGTGGCCGACCAATTGAACGACGCCGACTTGATTGCCGTGTTCACGGCGCAGGACGGTGCAGAGATTGGTCGCTCGGTCTGGATGCGTACCCATTCGGATGACGCGGCACGGCTGTTCGATGTGGCCGAGTCGATACTCAACACTGGCGACATCAGAGGAAACAAGCGCCTGTACGATGCCTTCGACATTCCGTGCGATGACGCGCCCCCATTCCTCTGGAATGATTCGGTCAAGAAGGAACTGGAATCGCAGCTGACCCGCGTCATGCGCCTCGGCGAACCGTGTGAGGTGGTCTACGTGCCGCTCGAAAGTACAAGCAAAAACGGCGACACAAAGACTACGCATTACTTGGTCGTACGTTTCGCTGGCGATCAGGTGTCGGCCGTGCAAGTGGTCAACCGCAACCGGCGCAGCTTTTGCTACTTCCCTGCGCGCGACGCAACCTTGGTTTACTCGCCGGATCGCAAGGTGGTCGAGGTTTATGCGCACACACTGTCCACCAGGGCTCCGCTGGCGAACGTGTTGTCCAAGTACGGCTTCAAGATGCCGCTGTCCAACCGCCCACTGAACCGTTCGCGCTACGACCTGTCTCGCTTCGCCCAGCCGTTGAAAGATGAAAAGCCGCGCCTTGAAGGAGCCAAGGTTGAGCGCCTCTACTTGACCGAGGCCAAGGCCTTGCTCGGTCATTCCACCGACGCGGTGTCCCTCCACATCGATAGCGGCATCGACCTGCACGACGTTATCAGTGGACGCTGGGGCGACAATCCTTTCTCTCAGCCTGGTGCCATTCTTGGCGTAACGCTGGTGGCCAATCTTCTGTTCGATGGCGACACCACGGAAACGCCACTGACCATCGCACTGGCTGAACCGGGACGATGCAGCTTGCAAGGTGAAAAAGACCAACGGCTGAAACAAGCTGGAACGCAGTTGCTGGAGTCGCTGGGCGTTCTCAAACCCCTGCACCCGGGCTCCGGTGTAGACGATCCGAATCTGGTCATGCAAGTAGCCAAGCTGCTCGAATGCGCCACCAGTCCAATGGATGGCTTCGCCCTGGCGCAGCTGGGAATTGACATCGACCGCTTTGAGGATGAAGGCATCATCACCGAGGGCGACCGGATCACCGAAAAGGTTGTCGATCTCGCTGACGGTGAACGCTTCTGCGTGACGCTAGAACGATGTGCAGATGGCAATCAGGTGCGCTACTCTGACCCTTTGACTGGGAACGACGTGATGCTGCCCGCCAAGCATGCGCGACGCTGGAAAGTCGATCTGGCTTGGCTTCGCGAGGAGATCATCACGGCACTGGGCAGTGCGTTGCAGGGAGTGCGTGTCAGGCACCTCGACGATGAACCGGTGTTTCTCGGGGAACTCGATATCGATGGGTATCCGGCAGCACTGTACTTTGCGGCCAAGATGTCTAACGAGCGCCAGTACGCCAGGGTCGATGCAGCCCTGCGCCTGAAACCGCGTGCCATCCCTGGAATCGTGCTGACGACGGCGTCGATTCCGTTCCCGTTTGCCGGTACGAACGTGGTGATCCCTGTCGAGGAAGTGCTGGCTTTGGGTCAGTCTGCCACGGCCATCGATACTGTGCGACTCAAGGTTGCGTATCGACACGGCCAGCAGGCTGCAATGGGTGGTACCGCAATCAACCTCAAAGTATCACAGGATGGAAACGCCGCAGTGCTCCACATCCCCGGAAAAGCCCCATGGCAAGTCACCAGCAAAGGGAAGATTGCGGTGCTGCAACGGCTCGTGACTGCTTATGCAGACGGCACACCACACGTCAACACCAAAGTGCTGATGGGCGGCACCAGCTGTGCTTCACCGGCCAACTTGTTCTCCAAAACGTCACCGTGGCGCAATTACCTTGTGAAAGTCAAGGGCGCCCACGCCTGGCAGTTGAACTTGCCATTGCTTGACGAACTCGTTGACGATGATGAGAGCGAAATCGAGATCGTTGAAGAAGTGTTGACCGACTAAAGTCAATCGTTCCATTGCCCTGCGTTGCCATCCTGTTCGGAAGAATAAGGACATCATTGATGACTGTTTCCATTCCACGACGCAGTCATGAAAACCATCGAACTTACTCCTCCGTCAGCAATGTCGCCCGCCGCGCGCGCTGCCGACATCACATCAATCCTGGCAGCAGCGATTACCCGTTGCTATCTCGCCAATGCCGAGAAAGAAAGACAAATTGACCTTGGCTTTGTGCCCGGGCAGAGCGTTCATACAACCCCGTATCAATAAACGAGGTTCTGATGAACGACACCAAAAATTCTGTGGCCGCGCAAGTAGTCGCCCTGTCCACTTTGCCAATTGCCGACCTGTGGGCATTGTGGGATCAGCATTACCCACGGCGACCAGAAAACCCGAACCGCAGCTACTTGCAGTCCCGAGTGGCGTACAAGCTGCAAGAAGCGGCCTTTGGCGGCCTCTCCCCTGACACCCAGCGCCAGCTGGTCAACATCGGCATCCGCCACTCGAAGATCAAAGGGCGCCAAAAATCACGCGAAATCCATCTCGCACCCGGCACCGTGCTGGTACGCGAGTGGGGTGAGCGGGACCACAAGGTCACGGTCACTGCCCAGGGCACCTTCGATTACGAAGGCAAGTCCTTCAAAAGTCTGTCATCGGTAGCGCGCCAGATCTCCGGTACCCACTGGTCGGGACCATTGTTCTTTGGCCTTCGTGGCACACCGAAGGATCCAAAATGAGCACGGTCAGCACGACAAACACAATTGCCCAGACCAAACCGCGCAAACGCTGCGCGGTCTACTGCCGGGTTTCCTCTGACGAACGGCTTCAGCAAGAATTTAACTCCATCGATGCCCAGAAGGAATCTGGCCATGCGTACGTTGCGAGCCAGCGCTCGGAGGGCTGGATTCCGGTGGCCGACGATTACGACGACCCAGGGTTTTCTGGTGGCAATACCGAGCGACCAGGACTCAAGCGGCTAATGGCGGACATCGAGCGCGGCCTGGTCGACATCGTGGTGGT